GCTTGAGCTGGTCGATGCACGACTACGAGCGGATGCTCAAGGAGGTCGGAGACTTCTTCCTCTATGAGTTCACGGACAGGGTGATCGAGCCGACGTTCCCAGGTCGCGTTAGCGGCCAGTTCATGACCTTCAAGAAGGCGGGTGCGTGATGGAACACATCGCCGTACCGCCGAGACAGATCCCGCCGTTCCGCTATAAGATCGCGATGGACGCTGGCATCAAGCAGATCATGATGACGACCTGGGGTGGACTCGGAGACCAGGTCTGCGGAGAGCCAGCCCTACGGTATGCCTTCAAGCTGTTCCCGGACTACGAGATCTCGCTTCTGACTAGCTTCCCGGAGCTGTTCACGCACCTGCCTTTCAAGCGGATCTACTCGAAGAACGAAGCTCCGACCTTGAACGACGAGGACTGGCTCGTGCTCCACACGAACCATCCGCACGAGAACATGGCTCGGGACTTCATCACGCACCACTTCACGCAATGCGTGGACTTCAGCACGCTCTGCGCGTTCCAGAGGCAGATCCCGATCAAGGACCGCCACGTCCAGGTAGCGCGCGGAGACAAGGGTCCTGTGCCGATCAATCAGACCCGCATAGTTCTCCATCCGGGAAGGCACTGGCAGTCCAAGACGTTCCCCAAGGCGTGGTGGGATGAGCTTCTTCGCCGGGTCTGCGACAGCCACTCCGGCGTCGCCATCGTTGGGAAGGACGTTGATGAGCATACGGGGACGGTGGACGTGGAGGTCCCGCGGAACTGCCTCGACCTACGCAACCAGCTCTCCCTCGTGGAACTTTCGACGGTGCTCCAGGACGCCCGCCTGGTCATGACGAATGACTCCGCGCCTCTCCATATCGCGGCCGCCGGGGACGCCCACATCCTGTTCGTGGCGACTTGCAAGGAGCCGGACCACCTTCTCCACTGGAGGCATGGGAAGTTCGGATGGAGAATGAAGAACCTGGGTCTTGACGGCCTATGGAACCATCAAAGCTCTTGCCCGATTAGGGAGGAGCCTTTGACCATTGACGTGATGCCGCAGGGGGTCCTTGAGAGGTCGCTTCCGCTGCCTCGCGTGGTTGCTGGGGAGATCACGAAAGCGCTTGCCGAGTGAGACAGACGTCGAAATGCTGGAAGTGCCGGACAGAGTAGCCGGGGAGCTGTACGACGACGGCGAGCACAAGTACTTCAAATTCAAGTGCCCATGCGGGCAGAGATGGTGCGAGGGCGTCAGGCCCCCGCCCAGGAACAACAGAGGAGTCATAAATGTCACGAAGACCGAAGATGCACATCAAAGTGAGCCAAGCGGAGATGATCCGTCAGGCGGAGAACCGGAAGATGAAGTTCGTTAAGGAGTTCCCGGTGCGGACGCTGAAGCTGTTCGCCGGGTTCCTCCTGTTCATACCGCTGACCGCGATCGCGTTCGGCGTCCATTGCTTCCAGGCCAACGAGTGGCCGTGGAGCGACAAAATATGAGAGTAGTTTTCAAGGGGTCGCCAGCACAGATCAAATTGGAGATGACCGAGTTCCTTCTCTCGTTCCCAAGCGAGCCGAAGAAGGTTGAGGTTCCTGCCACCGTGACCAAGTGGGAGCCGCCGGAGCACCAGAGCTGCAGGTCAGCGGCAGCGCCGGAGGTCGCGGAGGATCAGCCAAAGGAGTCCGAACCGTCGCCGAAATCAAGCGAGATCGTCTGCAAGTTCTGCGCGAAATATACCGGCGGCGAGGGATGGGTGAGAAGGCACGAAAGGCACTGCAAGAGCAATCCAGAGCGGGTTCCGCATCCCAAGGAGGGCCAGCCCCCGCCATGGATGAAGAAGTCCCCACAGGAAGCGATCTCCTCCGTGAGATCTGAAACATCATCCGAGACTGATACCTAATTAGACGCGAGGCCCAAACTCCTGGTCAAGGAACGCGGGCCTCTTATTTTTGTTTGCACCGTCCACTCCTCGGCAGTAGTCTCAAGAACGAGACACCCAACATAAAGGAGACCCAAATGGACGGTCAGCAATCCGAACCGAAGAAGCGCATCCCCCTCCGTGAACTCGCCAACTCCCCCGAGGCCATGAAGCGCTTCGCACAGATGATCGTTGAGCGCATCATGAACCTGGGCATCGTGACCAGAACCGGCGCGAGCCCTACCCAATGCCTCATGTCCGAAATCGTCGTCTTGGAAGCGAAGGTGGACGCCCTGATGTTCCTCCTTGAGGACAAGCATGGCGTGGACTTCACAGAGTTCAACACCTACCTGGAGAACGCCGCGGCCTCTGGAGCCGCGACGGCCGTCAATATCCGTCATTCAATGATGAAGAAGTAGGCAGATGAAGATCGACCCCAAGTTCTACAAGCTGATGGCGATGACCACTTCCGAGAACGACAACGAGGCTCTGGTGGCCATGCGTATGGCGAACAAGATGCTGAAGGAGTCCAAGCTCACGTGGAAGCAGGTGCTCGATCACGCCCAGGACTCGGGGTTCGAGGCCCTTCGACTCAAGTACAACCAGCTCGTCGAGCAGTACAACGGGCTCGTGAAGTCGCAGCGACGGGGGTTGTTCTTTTGATCTGGCTCGTCAACTTCCCACTACCGCCGTCCGTGAACGAGTACCTGATGCCCGTGGCTGGACCCACCGCCCGGAACAAGAAGGGGAAGCTCTACACGACCGGCCGATGGGTCAAGACCGACCCGCACCGCCAGTACATGAAGCGATGCCATGAGTGGCGCGCGTTACATAATGCGTCCTGGTGGAAGATCCAAGAAGAACTGCAGGGGATGGTCCGCGCGTCCCGCGCGGCGAAAGAGCGCTTCGGTCTCCGTGTGGACTGCTTCTTCGCGTTCGAGGACTCACGACTCTGGACGGTCAACGGCCTCCCCCAGCGCCTTGATGCCGACAACCGACTTAAGCCCTGCCGTGACGCCCTCGCGGAGCTGCTTGGAATTGACGACAAGTACTTCTTCAGCGGATTCTTTGAGAAGGTCTCAACGACCTCAAAGGAACATGAATGCACCTTCCTCCGAATAAGCCAGATGACGCCTCGGACGCTGCAGGATCTTCGGATGGAGATCAACGCGGAGAGGGCTACCTCGTCCTCCGGCTCAAGCCAGGCGAGACCGTCAGGGCCGGGGACGTGACCTTCTCTGTCCGTGAGGTCAAAGGCAACGCGATCAAGGTCTCGGTGAAGGCCCCGCGGAGCGTGCAGATAAAACGCATCCCATGATACGATGCAAGATGAGGAACATCGCGCATGAGCAGACGACTGGTAGACGGCAAACTGCCGAAACCCAAGAAGGGTTCCAAAGCCGAGCAGAAGATGCTCGAAGGACGCCCTAACAAACTGGAGATCGACCCCGAGCTCGTGAAGAAGCTGCGGAACGCCATCCTCATGGGCGCGCCGGTCCTCACGGCTGCGGCTCTCAATGACATCTCGTACGACACCATGAGGGCATGGGTCCTGAAGGGGAAGGAGAACCCCGACTCTGAATACGGTGCGTTACTCAAAGTCTTGGTCAAAGCTGTCGCAGAATGGGAACTCCGTGACCTCTCCACGTGGGATGCCCACATAGCTGGAAGGCCGGCTCAGTACGCCATGCAGCCGATGCTCAACAAGAAGGGGGAGCCAGTCATCGGTCCAGACGGCAAGCCCATGATGGAGTACGTGAAGGACGGCGAGGGGAACCTGATCTTGCTCGCGTCTGAAGTGAAGTCCGACTGGAGGGCTGCGATGGAGAGGATGGCCAGAAGGAAGCCAAGGACATGGCAGGCCAAGCTTGGTATCGACCTCGATGCTGTTTTGACGTTCGACAATAAAGAGAAGGAAGCGAACCCCAAGGAGGCGCTCACGTTTGAGCAGCGGATCGCCCAGGCGGTCCAGGAGTTGGAAGATGAAGTCTGAGTTTCAAGCCCTCACCGGTGTCATCCGCGGAGGATCTCAATATCAAAAGTTCGGCGACCCCTACGAGTTCGTCTGCACCGTTCAGATCTGCGGAGATGATGCCCACATCGTCGGAGCTGTGAGCAGTGAAGCCGGCAAGCTGTCGATCGCTGCCCGTTCTTCGATCAATGACGTCCTGTGGAACATGGGAGTCAAGACGGTGAGCTGGGAGCGCGCGAGCGGCAAGTCGGTTCGGGGGAAGGTCAAGCCTCCTCGTCCACCGTTGGTCCGATGCGAGCATGGCCTTGTTGACCCGTCGTGCTACTACTGCCTAAGCGGTGAGTCATGATCGAGACGACCGAAGAAGGACAGGCAATCGTCATTGAGTTTCGCCGCCGGGGGACGTGCTTCCACAACCATCTTCTCGTCGATGAGGACTTGGAGAAGGTGTCGTGCAAGACCTGCGGGGAGACCCTGAACCCCTTCTTCGCGATCAAGCAGATGATGAGGCTCTCGGGGAAGTGGAGATCTCAGAAGGCCGCCGCGGATCTCGCGCGCGAGGAGGCCGAGAAGAAGACCCGGACCAAGTGCGAGCATTGCTGCAAGATGACAAAAATCAAAACGAACGTGTCCGACCTCCGCATCGCGGAACGGGCCGAGGAGGAACGACGAAATGGGAACTGAAAACCAAGAACTGCTGAAGAAGCGGATGGATGAACACTCCACCCGCATGTCCGAGAAGCTCGCGGACCAGCTCTACAACTCGGCGGTCCTCCGCGCGGTGGACATCATCGCCCTGGAGGCCATGAAGCTCGAGATCCCGAACTGGCAGGACATGAAGATCATGGAGCTGCGCAACGAGATCAAGATCCGCCAGGACGCTCTGAAGGCGAAGGTGACGCCATGAAGTACCTCATCGTCATCTTGACCATGACCCTCGTGGGCTGCGTCTCCACGAAGGAACTCGAGAAGCGGGACGCGAAGATTGAACGCCTGGAGCTGGCCCTGGAGGTCCGGACTGCGTGGAGCTACTTCTGGTACCAGGCCTTTGAAGCGTGCGCGCAGAACAACTACGCGGAGCCGAAGGCCGAGGAAGACTACCAGGTCGAGGTCGAACTCAAGACCGACGTCGAGCCTTCTGACAAGACAAGGAGTGCATCCAGTCAACCTATGACCAGGTGGACCTCTACGGCGACCTGTGCGCGGAGTCGAGTTCCGGGTACGAGGACATGACTGGAAGCGAAGCCCACTTCGAGGGGGTCAAGTGCGCCTCCGAGACCATCCGCTGGTGCCTGGAGGACTGAATGAAGATCGAGAAGTCTGCATCGATGCGCGCGAAGTTTGAGGCCCTGCGCTGGCTCCGTCTGGACCAGAGGTGCATGTTCATCGCGACCGAGGTCGGGAACTACAGCGCCGACGTCCTCGGGTGCAATGAGAAGAAGCTGATCGAGATGGAGGTCAAGGTATCCTTCGAGGACTTCAAGAACGACTTCCGCAAGCCAAAGCACCAGCAGTACTCGGGCGCATATTTTGACGACCATGCGTGGTACGCCCAATGGGTTCCGACCCACTTCTATTTCGTCGTTCCTGCCGATCTCGTCGAGAAGGTGAAGGAGTACCTGGAGACCGCCAAGGCTCCGCGCGCGAAGGACTACGGCGTCATCTGCCTTGATGACTGGAAGGTCGTGAAGCGGGCGAAGTGGCTCCACAAGAGAGAGCCCAACAACCGCGTCAAGTGCACGATGGCTCTCCGAATGGGTTCGGAGCTCATTCGGTTCCACGAGGCTTGGCTGTGAAGGGCGCGTACTACAACGAATTTGACCCCGGCGCCGCGGCCTGGCTTCGGGAACTCATAAAGGGAGGTCACATTGCTCCAGGAGAAGTCGATGAACGCGACATCCGAGACGTCACCGCCGCCGACCTGCGCGGCTTCACCCAGCACCACTTCTTCGCCGGGATCGGCGTCTGGTCCTACGCCTTGCGACAAGCAGGATGGCCAGATGACCGCCCAGTCTGGACCGGCTCCTGTCCGTGCCAGCCTTTCAGCTCGGCAGGCAGGCGAAAGGGGACTTCTGACGAGCGGCACCTATGGCCCGCCTGGCATTGGCTCGTCCGAGAGTTTCGACCTGAAGTCATCTTTGGTGAGCAGGTTGCGTCCGTTGACGGCGTCTCTTGGCTCGACACTGTTTCGACAGACCTGGAGGGTGAAGGCTACGCCTGCGGGCCGGTCATACTTCCAGCTTGTGGTCTCGGTGCCCCGCACATCAGATCAAGGATCTGGTTCGTGGCCGACTCCGGTCGTGTCGCGCGGGGACTACCAGAAGTCCAGAGGGAAGAAGTTCCTCAAGCTGGAAGGGGCTGCAAAGCTCTCGGGATGGGCGACGCCCGTGGCGACAGAGATCGGGAACACGCTGGAGAACTACCTGGCGATGAAGGCCAACATGAAGTCGGGGAAGCGAACCGCCATCACCCACCCGTCAATCCAGGCGCAGCTCGCCTCATGGGCCACCCCGATGGCATCGCGACGCGAGAGCACAGCCAAGGTTTACAAGCGGGGCAATCCGAACCTCGCGGGCCAGGCGCTGTTAACGGACGATGGGCCGACGCCGAGTGGCTGTTCTGTCGAGACGGCAAGTGGCGCCCAGTTGAACCCGGCTCATTCCCGCTGGTTGATGGGTCTTCCGAGCGCGTGGGACTCTTGCGGGGCTACGGCAATGCGATCGTTGCCCAAGCCGCAGCGGCGGTCATCACGGCGTACCAAGAAGTCCGAGGGCTCTGATGGTCTACGTTGACGGCGTGAAGAACGCCTACGGGCGGATGAAGATGTGCCACATGATGGCCGACTCACTCAGCGAGCTCCACGCGATGGCGTCCGCGATCGGACTCAAGCGCGAGTGGTTCCAGGAGGGCTCTACGCCGCACTACGACATCTGCCAGGCGAAGCGACGCCTTGCGATCCTTCACGGGGCGGTGGAAGCTGACCGCGCGAAGGTTGTTGAACTTATCCGCCACTGGCGGCAACAAAACACATCCCAAAGGAGGGAGTCATGAAGTTCCTGATTTCAATTTTGGTCGGCCTGGTCATCAGCGCCACCGCACAAGCTGGCTGGGTCACTGGCACGACGCACTACAGAGACGACAACTCGAAGGCCATGCAGGCGGTCTTCTCGAACAACTACACCGGAGCCGGAACGCCTTTCAATCAATGGGTGACGATCGACGTGACCACGCTATGCGACGGCGTCGGTTCGTGCCTTCCAGCGAACACCAAGCAGATCTTCGCTGCCGGCATCCTCATCATCACCCACGGCACCACGAATGAAGCATGCGATCTGAACTTCTCTGCGCGCGCCTACGGCGACACTCTGAACGAGGGGAACTCAATCTGTCAGGCGATCGAGCCGTTCCTTCAGGGCGGACAGAGGTCTGGATGCTCGACTTGGATACCGGTCCGTGACGGGAAGTTTGAGGTGTATCAGAAGACCAACACGCCTGGGACATGGCCCACGCATTGCTCATACGGCGTCAACCTCGTGGTACAGGCCTACGTGGACTAAGATGGACGAGTTCAAGCTCGCGGCCGCGAAACACAAATGCCAGACGAACCACCTGTTCTTCACGCGCTACTTCTTCAAGCAGAGGCAGGGCGCGAAGTTCATGGTCAATTGGCATCACGAGTATATGGCCGACGAGCTTGAGAAGGTCATCACGGGCGAGACCGAGAACCTCGTCATCAACGTACCGCCCGGCTCCTCTAAGACCGAGGAGTGCGTCATCAACTTCATCGCGCGCGGACTGGCGATCAACCCACGCGCGCGGTTCCTGCATCTGAGCTATTCGGATGACCTGACGCTGCTCAACTCGCAGAACGCGAGAGAGATCGTCACCTCCGACGAGTACCAGGCCCTCTGGCCTCTGAAGCTCGCGGCGGACACGAAGTCGAAGAAGCGCTGGAACGTTATGGACCACGAGGGGAACATTGCGGGCGGAGTTTATGCCACGTCCCTCTCCGGTCAGGTCACGGGCTTCCGTGCCGGCCACATGGCCCCAGGGTTCCAGGGAGCCATCATCATCGATGACCCTTTGAAGCCCGAGGATGCCTACTCCAAGACGAAGCGAGAGGCTGCGAACCGGAAGCTCATGACGACGGTCAAGAGCCGGCGCGCGAAACCGAAGACCCCGATCATCCTCATCATGCAGCGCGTGTCCGACGGGGACCCGACCCAGTTCATTCTGGACGGCGGACTCCAGGGGAAGTGGCGCCACGTCATCATCCCGGCGATGATGGACGACCAGTTCGTGAAGGAGAAGATCCCGAAGAAGTACTGGGACAAGATCGACCGCTCGGTGCGTGACGACCAGGGACGCTTCAGCTACTGGGAGTTCAAGGAACCGATCGAGGACCTCCGCGCGATGGAGTCAGGGAAGGGAACCGACCAGAACGGCACCCAGATCTCCCGCTTCGTCTTCGCGTCGCAGTACCAGCAGAGCCCGAGGAAGCTGGGCGGGAACATCATCAAAGGCGAGATGTTCCGCCGCTGGACCGTTCTCCCGAAGCTCAAGTACCGCATCATCTACGCGGACACGGCCCAGAAGACCGCCGAGAGGAACGACTACTCGGTGTTCCAGTGCTGGGGTGCCGGAGAGGACGACAAGATCTACCTCCTCGACCAGATCCGTGGGCGCTGGGAGGCGCCGGAGCTTTTGAACCGCGCGCGCATGTTCTGGGCGAAACACGCCTCGGTTCCCATCGAACACTTCGGGGCGCTGCGCAAGATCAAGCCCGAGGACAAGAGTTCGGGGACTGGACTCATTCAACAGCTCAAGGTCGGGGAGCCGAAGCTGAAGATCCCGCCGATCCCGGTCGAGGGCATCGAGCGACACAAGGACAAGCTAACCAGAGTCATGGACGGGCTGCCCTACCTCGACCTCGGTCAGGTCGTGATCCCCCAGGACGCTCCCTGGGTGAACGACTACATCGCGGAGCACGAGGCCTTTACGGCTGATGACTCCCATGCTTTTGACGACCAGATTGACCCGACGATGGATGCGATCAATGATATACTCTCTACCAACAGCAAGCTCAAAACTTGGGAGGCGCTGGCAAATGACAGAAATTAAGACACTCGACATGATGGAGAAGGACGCCATCATCGCCGCCCTCAAAAGCACGACGACGGCGAACGCGGCCGCGAAGGCGCTCGGTATCAGCCGTGCGACACTCTACCGCCTATTGAAGAAGCACGGGATCGTGCGGGGGGCCTTGAATGACGGGACCCACTAAGGAAGCCCAGATCTTTGAGACCGCCGACGCGAAGGCGAAGGAAGGGGCTGTCGCGCAGACGTTCGACGGCTTTGACAACTTCGTCTCCCGCTTAGGCCTGAACAACAACAATACCCTCTCCGCGGGCCTGTACATCTTCAACCTGATGACCCGCAACCGGATCCAGCTCGAGGCCGCCTACCGCGGGTCGTGGGTCGTGGGTCAGGTAGTTGACTGCGTCGCCGAGGACATGACTCGCGCCGGCATCAACGTGACGACGAACGAGGAGGAGCAGGACATCAAGGAGCTTCAGTCGGGCATCGCTCGGCTCGCAATCTGGTCCTCGCTGTGCGACCTCATCAAATGGGGCCGTCTCTACGGTGGCGCGATCGCGGTCATCCAGATCGAGGGTCAGGATCTCTCGACTCCTCTCAAGATCGACACCATCTCCAAGGGCCAGTTTCAGGGCCTCGTCGTATTTGACCGTTGGCAATTGAACCCGAACCTGGAGAAGATCATCCAGGCGGGCCCGAACATGGGTCTTCCAGAGTACTACGACATCGTGACAACATCGACGTCATCGCAACCGGTGGCGCCTTCTGCGGTCGGAGCCATCAGGGTCCACCACAGTCGTGTGATCCGCAACATTGGCATCAAGCTCCCCTTCTTCCAGGCCATCACCGAGATGATGTGGGGAGAGTCCGTGCTCGAGCGTCTCTGGGACCGCCTCATCGCGTTCGACTCCGTGACCATGAGCACGGCGAACCTGATCGAGCGCGCGAACAACCGAACAATCGGCGTCGAGAACTACCGTGAGATCATCGCGGCCGGCGGCAAGGCGAAGGAGGGCTTGATCGCCCAGTTCGAGGCCATGCGCGAGTTCCAGACCAATGAGGGTCTGACCGTCATGGACAAGAACGACACCTTCCAGACGACGAACTACACGTTCTCGGGACTTCCTGACGTGATGCTCCAGTTCGGGCAGCAGCTCGCCGGAGCCTCGCAGATCCCGCTCGTTCGCCTGTTCGGCCAGAGCCCCGCGGGCCTCAACTCCACGGGTGAGTCCGACCTCCGCATGTACTACGATGGCATCAATGCCAAGCAGGAAGCGACCCTTCGCCCTGGCATCACCGTCCTGCTTCACGTCATGTGGAGATCCTTCTTCGGGAAGCCCGCGCCCAAGGACATCGAGTTCAACTTCGTTCCGTTGTGGCAGATGTCCGCGACCGACAAGGCGAACGTCGCGAAGACGAACACCGAGACGACCCTCGGAGCATTCGACGCCGGAGTGATCGACCGTCCTACGGCCATGAAGGAACTTCGCCAGTCCTCTGGTGACACGGGACTGTTCTCGAACATCACGGACGAGCAGATCAAGGAAGCCGAGGAGGAACCGCCTCCGAACGCGATCATCCCGGACCCCGACGCTCCACCCGAGCAGAAGGACCCCCAGGAGGTCGTGAAGAACTTCGACCACAAATCACCCCTACAAAGGATCAAGTCATGGCTAAGTCGAAAGTGAGCACCGAGAGCAGGTTCTATCGCGTCTTCAAGACAGTCCCTGGCAATAAAGACAGCGTGAAGTCATACGTGAAGTTCTACCCGAGTGCAGAAGCCGCGGCCCAGGACCAGAACGAACGTCTGGAGCCCGAAGTTTTTGAGAGCCACAAAGTCACGAAGTGATAAGCTTAAATGGTGGGCAGAACAATCCGAAGCATCTCCTTTGATGCCAAGAAGAAGGCTCGGGAGAACAGCAAGACAAAGTTCAAGGCATCGAGCGCGGCGGAGCGCCAGTTCTTCCGCGCCCTGAAGCAGGTGGCCCGGCAGTCCGGGCACATCGTCGACGCGTACACGAACGGCGCCGAGATCACTGACCTTAAGAAGATGACCAAGCAGCTGGACGACTACGCCAAGCTCATCGAGCCCTGGGCCCGTCGCCAGTCCGCCAAGCTCCTCGAACAGGTCTCGAGATCCAATGCCCGCGCGTACCGCAACCAGTCAAAACTTATGGGCAAGGCCCTGCAGACCGGTGTCGCTGAGCAGGACACTGGAGTCGTGGCATGGCAGCTCATGCAGGAGCAGGTCGCCCTCATCCAGTCCATCCCTCTCGAGGCTGGGGAACGAGCCCAGAGGATCGCGTACGAGGCCTTCCTCTCCGGTTCCCGAGCTCGCCCTGACGAGTCCATCGTCCGCCGCTTTGAGAAGGAGCGACGTCTCGCGATCTCCATGCACAACCAGATGGTAGAGATGTCCGGCGAGGGCAAGTACTGGGATGAGGAGATGGAACGGACCACTGAGGTCGCCGTCAACCGCGCCAAGCTCATCGCCCGCACAGAGACCGCGCGCGCGAACGCCTCCTTCGTCCAGGCCCGAGCCGCCGCAGTAGGCGCCAAGGGCTACATCTGGAGGACAACAATGGACGGGGCCGAACGTGACTCCCATGCTGAAATGAACGGCAAGTTCGTGGAATATACGAAGCCGCCGCGTCTCAGCGATGGCACAAAGGGTCATGCCGGGACCTTTCCAAACTGCCGCTGTTGGCAAGACCCGGTCCTGCCCGACATCGAATAGGACTTGCACGCGTCAATGATTTGCCTCATGCTGGAGGCTGCTGACCCCTTCAAAATTAGAACAGGAGGCCGTGATGGCGAACGGTAAAACCAGAGTAACGAACAACTTCGGCGAGCAATCGACGCAGTACCAACAACCGGTGGGCACCGACGGTCCGTTCCAGGTTCTCCCTGGCGGAGGCGGTCTCTACGCAGGCGCTGGCGCTCCTGACTTCGCGTGCGAAGCCGGCTCCGTGTACATCCGCAATGACGGAGCAAACGGAAGCCAGGTCGTCTACGTGAACCACGACGGAGCTGCTTTGAGCTGGGCCGCGCTGGTCACGGCATAAGGATCTCATGAAGTATTTCGCCACGCGCATCAGTGAGAATCTGCACAGAACGCCGGAAGGATACCTTCTGGCGATCGGCGTTTCGATCGGGCGCACGGGCGAGATGGAGTATGGACATGGGGAGACGCCTCTCGAAGTCGGCGACGACGGCATCGTCCGGGTCACGCGGGACGAGAAGGAGCTGTTCAAGCCCGAGACCATCGCATCATTCCAGGGAAAGCCGTTCACGATCCGGCACCCCGAACAGTTCGTTGACGCCAAGAACTGGAAGGAACTCGCCAAAGGCGTCATCCAAAACGTCCGCCGCGGCAAGGGCGAGCAGGACCAAGACCTAGTTGCTGACATCTTAATCACGGACCAAATTGCGATTTCACTTGTAGAGAACGGGATGCGTCAACTATCCTGTGGCTATGAGGCTGAGTATTTGCAGACCGGTCCCGGAGCTGGTATCCAGAAAAACATCATCGGGAACCACTTGGCACTTGTCGAAGAAGGCCGGGCGGGCGATGCTTACAAAATCAACGATGCAAAAGGAGTTCGTTCTATGAACAAAAAACTTGAAGCTGCGCTGAAGCGCCTCTTCGGCAAGACCGCCGACCAGATCATGAAGGAGGCCGAGGAGAAGGAAGCCGCCGAGAAGGCCGCTGCCTCGAAGAAGGCCAAGGCGAAGGACAGCAAGGGCTACGACGAACTCGTTGCCATGTGCAAGGACCTCATGTCGAAAGTCGAGAAGCTGGGTCAACCCCAGGATGAAGACAAAGACGACGACAAGGACAAAGACAAGTCGGAGGACGAAGAAGTCGCTCCGGCGATCGAAGACCGCCTGAAGGCCCTGGAAGCCGCTGTCGCCAAGCTCGTGGAACGCGAGTCGAAGGAAGACGAGGTTCCGGTTGATGACGAGGCCGAGGAAGAAGAAGTCGTCGTCGATGAAGACGAAGGCGAGGAAGCCGAGGACGAGGACGTCGAAGAAGACGGCCCCACTCTCACGGGCGACGACAAGTCGAAGCTCGAGATCCTGGCTCCCGGCCTGGCAGCGACCAAGGACTTCAAGTCCGCGGCCCTGAAGCAGGCATACAAAACGGAAGACGGCAAGAAGCACATTGACGCCCTCACGGGTGGCAAGCCGACTTTCGACTCCGCAGAGCAGGTCAACATCCTGTTCAACGCGGTCCCTGAATTGTTGAAAGGTTCGCGTGGAAGCTCGTTGGCGCGCACCAAAACCAAGGACTGGAACTCGGCGATCTTCGCACAAGAAGACACGGGCGCCATGACCGCGGAGAAGATCAACGAGATGAACGCCAAACACTACAACCAAAAGAAATAAGGAGATCAAACCATGTGTCCTCCCGCATATCTTTACAGCGCCCCGGCCGGAGTTCCCGGTGACATCACCCGCACGGATGAGACGAATGTCGAACCTGCGCGTTTGATCGCCGTCAACAGCACCTACGCCCAAGCGTTCGGCATCCCGATGAAGTACGCTTCCGGCGGCATCAGCCAGTTCGCAGCAGGCGATGCAGCGACGGTCTTCGCCGGCGTCCTCGTCCGTGAAGTTCCGAGCATCTCGGGCAACACGAACCAGGGTCTTGACAACACCGTTCCGAACCCGAACCAGATCAACGGTCTGGCCGTTCGCGGATACGTCAACGTGAAATGTACCCAGGGCACTCCTGCTCGCGGCGGTACGGTCTACGTTCGCGTCGAAGCGGACACCGGCAAAGCGATCGGTGACTTCGAGGCCGTGTCGGATACGACCAAGAGCGTGGCACTCACTGCCACACAGGCGACTTGGGCCAGCGATGGTAAAGACGCCAACAACAACGCCGAACTGCGGATCGCCCGCTAAGGAAGGATGTAGATATGTACAAACCCGGACGACGCTTCAGAACCCGCGACTCGGCCCTCTCGTATTTCGTCAACCAACTCGACAACCTCGACAAGCGGTTGTACGAACCGCTCGTCAGCGTTAGCTGGGGCCGCGACATCAAGTTGCGTTCCGGCATCACGATGGCGAACGAGTCCACCTCGTTCATCCGCTCGGCCTTCGCCGCTGCGGGCTCGTTGAACAACCCTGCCACGGCGAACGCCGGCGGCAACATGCCTTGGATCTCGGCTGAGACCACGGCAATCCCGGGTGTTTCGATCAACGGCGAACGAGTGGTCCTCCCGCTCCGTCTGTTGGCCCGCGAGGTGAGCTACACGAGCCCAGAGCTCGAGCGCTCGAACCTCCTCGGTCAGCCGATCGACGCGCAGAAGATCGACGCCCTCAACATCCTGTATCAGATGAACACCGACCAGATGGTGTACATCGGTGACAGCCAAGTCGGCGCGACCGGCTTGTTGAACAGCTCGCTGGTCACGGCCGGCTCTGTCGCTACCGGCATCGGCGGCGGCACCGCATGGTCGGGCAAGACCCCGGTCGAGATCCTGGCCGACATCAACACGCTTCTCCAATCGACCTGGACGGCTTCGGCCCTCGCGGTCTGCCCGGACAAGCTGTTGCTTCCTCCGGTCCAGTTCTCGTACCTCGCGTCGACGCTCATCAGCTCGGCGGGCAACATGTCCATCCTCGAGTTCGTGAAGAAGAACTCGATCGCGCTCACGATCAACGGTCGCGAGCTGGACATCCAACCGGTCAAGTGGCTCACGGGCCGCGGAGAAGGACAGGCTGACCGCATGGTGGCATACACCAATGACGAGAGCCGCGTTCGCTTCCCGATGGTTCCGATCCGCCGCGAGACCCCGTACTACCAAGGTATCCGCTTCACTGCGCCGTACCTCTGGGCGTTCGGAGAGGTTGAGTTTGTGTATCCTGAGACGGTACGCTACGCTGACGGCATCTAAGCCGTTAACGAAGCGCCATCAAAGGAGGCACGCATGAAAGTCACGTTCAAGCAACCCCGCTCTCTGGGCGGGGTCGACTACCCGAAGGGCACTCACGAAGTTCCCGATGCACTCAAGGGCCACTGGTACTTGCTCGCATGTATCCAGAACGGAACCGCGGTCATCGTCGAGGCACCGGGACAGGCCAAGCCTGCTCCGGCTCCTCAAGCCCCTCCCCAGGAACCCGTGAAGCCTGAAGTTCCCCAAGCGCCGAACTACCACGAGCACATGAAGCAGTGGGAGTCGAAGGCGGACAAGAAGGAAGCCACGGCCCAGGCCGAAGCTCCGAAGGTCCCCGAGGCGCCGAAGGAAGAAGCTCCCAAGGAGGAGACTCCGAAGGAACGAAAGGCCCGCAAGCGCCGCGAAGCCCGCGCCGCGAAGAAGGCACAACAGGCCGAAGCCAACGATGAGGACGAGGCCGCCGAGTAAACAGGAGGCCGCATGGACATCGCGCAATTCAGATTAGACTTCCCCGAGTTCGCGGACACCACGGCCTACCCCAACAGTCAAATTCAGTTCTGGGCCACTGTCGCTGAGAAGCAGGTGGTCCAGTGCGTTTGGGATAACATGTACGAGACCGGCGTGAAGCTCTACGTCGCGCATGAACTCGTCATCGCCCGTCAGAACGCCCTAACCGCCGCGAACGGCGGAGTCCCCGGACAAAGCGGGGGCATCGCGAACAGTAAGACGGTCGGATCCGTCTCCGTCTCCTACGACGCCAACACTCAGACCGAGAAGGACGCCGGATGGTGGAACCGCTCGACCTACGGTCAGCAGTTCATCCGCCTCGCCCGTCTGTTCGGAGCGGGGTGCGTCCAGCTATGAGCAAGCCGTTCCTGAAGGTCGAAGACTTCACAAAATCATTCATGAACGCTGTAGACGCCCTCCAGGTGAAGAAGACCCTGGTCGGCATCCCCGAGTCCGACAACGACCGGAAGGAGACGGAGGGGGAGGAAGGCCCGATCGGGAACGCCGCCCTCCTGTTCATCAACAACTTCGGCTCTGAGGAGCTTGGCATCCCCGCGCGTCCTGTCATGCAGATCGGCATTCAGAACGCCCAGGACGACATCACCGCCGAGATGAAGAACGCCGCGAAGAAGGGCCTCTCGAAGGGAGGAGCCGCGGTCACGCAGTACTTCGAGCGCGTCGGCATCATCGCGTCGAACTCAGTCAAGCGCGCCATCAATGACAACGAGGGCATCGCGCCTCCTTCAGAGGCAACCCTCAAAAGCAGGAAGGCCGCCGGGTTCAAAGGAACCAAGGCCCTCATCGAGACCGGCCAGATGCGGAACGCGATCACCTACGTGGTCGTGGACGGCTCCGAGAAGGAAGGGGCTCGCTGATGGCTTTGATCGACGTCTCCGATCTCCTCCTTGACCCTGACTTCGTGAACCAGGTCAGCCTCGTGCACCGAACCTCCACGGTCGGAACGAACGGGAAGAACACGCTCGTCGAGAACACGGTTCAGACAATCGGTTCGGTCCAGCCAGCTCCCGCCAAGGATATTCAACGCCTGCCAGACGCCCTCCGCATGAGCGACGTCAGGAAGTTCTGGATCAAGGCCGAGATCCTGGCCGATGGTTCTTCCCAGTACCCGGACATCATCGTCTTCCAAGGGAAGCGGTTCCAGGTCATCAACACTGAGCCGTGGCTGAACTACGGCGCCGGATGGAACGCCGGCCTCTGCGTATGGGAGAAGCCTGCAGGATGAAGACACTCACGAACGGACAACCTGTCCCCTCTGACAACTCGCACACGGAACTCAAGGCCAACGGCCAGCAGAGGGACTACGTCATCCTCTCCGATGAGGAGCGAGCGAAGGGCTTCGTCAGGCCTGTCCGCCGAACCTACACGCACCTGGTCTGCAAGACCGACACGACTATGGGCCTCTCGATCGCCGAGACTTATGCCCGAGACCCCAAGTTCTACGGAGGCACGTTCTGCGTCGCCTGCGCGGGCCACTTCCCTGTCGGACATCAAGGAGAGTTCGTCTGGAAGGGCACCGATGAGAAGGTGGGGACCTGATGCCGAGCAACATCCCTGGATACCTAAGACCGACGTCAAGTCAGCCACTTCCTGGAGGGCTCTCTCTCGAGGACTTCATTCAGACCGTCATCGTCGGCGTATCCGGCATCACGGGGACACTCGTCCGCCCGAAGTGGCAGCAGAACCCGCCCAAGCAGCCGGACGTGGACGTTGACTGGGTCGCCTTCGGAGTCCAGCAGGTCCCGATCGACGCGAACGCCTATGTGGGGATGCAGCCCGATGACTCGACGCTGCTCGCGCGGATGGAGAAGCTCGAGATCCAGCTCTCGTTCTACGGACCGAACGCCCAGGAGAACGCCGCGACGTTCCGTGATGGCTTCCAGATCCAGCAGAACCTCGAGGCCCTGTACCTCGCGAACATGGGATTCAACGGCATCTCCCCTGCGATCCGAGGACCCGACCTCATCAACCAGCGATGGGTCAATCGTTTCGAGGTGACGCTGACGTTGGTCCGCACCATCATCAGGACCTACCCCGTGCTTTCGTTTGCATCCGCGGGCGGAAGCATTCATACTGTTGTTGTAGATGACGATTTGACCCTTGAGTGGGAAACGGAGGAACCGACACCATGAAACTCATCTTCTCCTTCATCGCAATGGCGCTGGTGGCCTTGGCCTCTCCCGCGCACGCGATCAATGCCTCCGGATGCGCTGGAACGACCCTCACGAAGACGGTCACGATCGCCGCATCCGGCACGAAGACGGCCGCGATCGATCTCGGATGCTTCACTCTCGTCGGAGTCCAGCTCGGAGCCTTCACGGGAACCGCGCTGACGTTCGAGGCGAGCTCGGCGACCAACGGAACTTTCGTGGCAGTGAAGGCCGGAACCGGCGGCTCGAACCTGTCCTACACGGTGGCGCAGAACACCTTCGCCTCCTTCGACCCGAAGGACTTCTATGGGTTGAGCATCATCAAACTTGTTTCCGGTTCAACCGAGGCGTCCGAGCGAACTCTGACCCTCTACCTGAAAGGATTTTAACATGGCATTGCCCGTCTCCAGACTTGTCAGAGTCATCATCAACCTCGCGCCCGTCGCGGCCGCGCGGAGATCCTTCGGCGTGCTCATGATCGCTGGTGACTCGAACGTCATCAACGGACTTGAGCGCTACCGCACCTACGACACCTACGAGGGCGTGACCGAGGACTTCGGAGTGGACGCTCCCGAGTCGAAGGCGGCCCAGCTCTACTTCGGGCAGACGCCCAAGCCGCGCTCCCTGATGATCGGACGCTGGATCAGGACCGCATCTCCGGCCCTGAATATCGGCGGCATCCTCTCGGCCTCGCAGCAGGCAATCGCCAACTGGACCGCGATCTCCGCGGGCAGCTTCGCCATCACCATCGACGGCGTCGTCAAGACCCTGACCGGTCTCGACTTCACGGGAGTGACGAACCTCAATGGCGTCGCCACCGTCATCAACAACGCCCTGACTGGCGGGGACATCTTCTGGGACGGATCCAAGTTCTACGTCGAGTCGGACACATCCGGCGCCGGCGTGAAGGCATCTGGAACCGTGAAGATGGACACGAACCAGGCCAACAACGACACGATCACCCTGAACGGCCAGGTCATCACCTTCAAGACAAGCCCGACTGATCCGACCGACGAGGTCCTGATCGGTGGCTCCATCGCTGCGACGATGGCGAACCTCCAGGCCTTGCTCGCCGCGACCGAGATCGAGGAGCTTCTCGAGGCAGAATATTCGACCTCGGGCGACACTCTGACGATCACCTACAAGGAAGTCGGAACCGGCGGGAACGCATACTCGCTCGCACAGAGCGCTGCGAAGTTCACATTGTCGGGCGCTACCCTCACGGGCGGCGCGGTTCCTTCCTCGGTCAGCTACGCCTCGGCCGCTGGATCTGGAACGGACATCTCCGCTCTGCTCCGCTTGACTTCGGCAACAGCCATCTCTCTGGTTCCCGGCTACGACGCAGAGACTCCGGTCGAGTGCGCTGCCGAACTCGCCGACCGCTCAAATGGATGGTACGGACTCATGTTCCAGGCATCGGTCCAGCCGACCGATGACCAGTCCATCGACGTTTCTTCCTTCATCGAGGCGCTCGACGTCAGCCGCATCTACGGCGTGACCATCACCGACACGAACGTGCTAAGCGCTCTCGTGACGACCGACCTCGCTTCCCGCCAGAAGGACGGCGGATACCTCCGCAGCTTCTGTCAGTACTCCGAGAACGCCTACGCGATCGCATCGCTGTTCGGACGCGCTTTCTCGGTCAACTTCAACGCGCAGAACTCGACGATCACCCTGATGTACAAGCAGGAGCCGTCGGTGGTGCCCGAGGAGCTGACCTCGACCCAGGCGAACGTCCTCAAGGACAAGCGCTGCAACGTGTTCGTGGAGTACGACAACGACACCGCCATCATCCAGTACGGCGTGATGTCCGGACCGGCGTACATCGACGAGATCCAGAACCTCGACTGGTTCCGTGATGCCGTCCAGAACGCCTGCTATAACCTGCTCTACACTTCGCCGACGAAGATCCCGCAGACTGACGCTGGCTCAAACCAGCTCGTGAACGCGATCAACGGCGTGTGCGACGAGGCCGTGAACAACGGAATGGTCGCTCCCGGAGTGTGGACGTCGCCAGTTGAGTTCGGCCAGTTGAAGACCGGCCAGTACCTCAAGTCGGGCTACTACAGCTACGTTCAACCGATGGCGCTCCAGTCACAGGCCGACCGCGAACAGCGCAAGTGCCCGCCGATCCAGACCGCCATCAAACTCGCCGGCGCCATCCAGGAGATGGACGTAGCGATCGAAGTTAACCGTTAAAGGAGGCCCAGATGGGTGTTTATTCATTCCTGAATGTCAACGCGGCAATCGCCGGACCCGGTGGAGCCGCGAACCTCGCCTCCGGAGCGCAAGTCGCCGAGGAGGGCATCACGATCGAGCCCGTCGAGGACAAGAACGTCATGACCATCGGCGCGGACGGCGCTGGCCAGCACTCGCTTGTGGCCTCTGACGCTCGCACTTGCACGGTCCGACTCCTGAAGACCTCGCCGATCAATGCCATCCTGATGGCCATGTACAACGTCCAGAGCTCCAGCTCGAGCCTCTGGGGAAGGAACGTCATCACCATCGGGGACACCGGTGCGGGCGACGCCATAACTCTCCAGGCCTGCGCGTTCAAGAAGGTGCCAGCCTTGACCTACGCGAAGGAAGCCGGGATGAATGAGTGGGTGTTCGACGTCGTGAAGGGCGACCAGATCCTCGGAGCTGGATTGCTGCTGAACAACTAGGCATTCAACTAACGAAGGAGGGCCTGGATGGCCGATAATAGCTTTGAAATAAATGGGCGTTCGTTCAAGGTCTCCAAGATCAACGCCATAAAACAGTTCCACATCGTCCGGAGGATCGCACCGATCCTCTCGGAGCTTCTCCCAGCGATGAAGGACATCGCGAAGACGAAGGTCGAGAACCTCAACGAAGAACAACAGCTGGAGATGGCCGCGCGGGTCGCGGGTCCTGTGATGGAAGGGCTCTCAAAGCTCTCCGACAAGGACTCCGAGTTCGTGCTCCACGGACTTCTGAGCGCCGTCGAGATCCAGCAGGAAGCCGGCAACTGGGCTCGGATGGTTCAAGGGGAGACCCTCATGTTCCACGACCTGGAACTGCCATTGCTGCTGCAGGCGGCGGGGAGGTCGTTCATGTTCAACATGACCGGTTTTTTCGGCGCACTCCAGCGCACTTCATAAGCGCTGGGACCGAGACCAAGCGCGAGGTCCATTGGGTTGAGATGCCCGAGGGCGAGGACTGGATCATGCAGCCCGTCCTCGAGGGACTTTGCAAGTACGAGAGCCTGATCGACTGCTCCCTGGACCTCGAAGATGTTGCTCGCATGAACGACGCGATTGCAATAAAGTATGAGAATCAGGCGAGGTATCGGAGGGCCAACGAATGAACGGCGAAATCATCAAGAGTTTTTTGGTCGGCCTCGGCTTCGGGGTTGACAACGCCTCACTCAGCAAGTTCAACCAGTCGATCGCGTCCGCTTCCAAGCGGGTCGCGGCGCTCTACGGGTCGATCAAGGTTCTCTCCGCGGGCATCTTCTGGTCGATCTCGAAGATATCCGAGGGCTTCGAGCAGATGGGGTACGAGTACCGCATCATCGCTCCGGCGATCAACAAGACCCTGGTTCTAAGGCGGGAGCTGCTGAAGGCCTACGCCGCCGCCGGCGTGAACATCACGCGCACGATCCAGCAGTCTATCAAATTCAACATGTCATTGGCGAAGACCCAGATGGCCTTCAAGGCAGTCATGGCCTCTGTCGCAACCAAGTTCTTCCCTCTGCTCACGAAGCAGATGGATCTATTCCGCAAGCAGATCTACGCGAACATGCCGAAGATCACGGCCGCGATCGAGAAGTTCGTCGGCTTCGTATTCAAGGCGTTCGAGGCGACGGTGATCCTCGGCCAGCGCATCTGGTCGATACTCAGCCGCGTCTATGACTTCTTCTACCGCCTCCATCAGCAGACGGACGGCTGGTCCACCATCATCATGGGCGTGATCGCCGCGTGGAAGCTTTTGAACCTGGCCTTCCTGGCGACTCCGCTCGGGCAGCTCCTGGCGGGACTCGTCGCGATCCTCGCGCTCTGGGATGACTTTCAAGTATGGCGCGAGGGCGGCAAGTCCTTGTTCAACTGGAGTTCGTTCATCCCGACCATCGACGCCGTGGCAGACACGCTCAAGGGCCTCTGGAAGGTTCTTGACGGCATCATAGGAGCCGTCATCGGCCTCGGCTTCGTCCTCTACCAGGTCTTCACGGGCCAGTGGAGCGCAGCTTGGGAGTCGGCGAAGATGGTGCTCGACAACCTCTGGAACTCCGTGAAGGGACTTTGGGACACCATCAAGGGACTGTTCTCGACCCTCGGAGCCGTGGGCAAGTGGGCGCTCTCGTTCGCCGGCATCACGGACAAGCCGCAGGCGACCGACGAGCAATGGGCCAAGTGGGGCCAGGTCGGAAGACCGAACCCGCTCGGATCTCAGCAGGCCGCGAGCGTCGCCAACACGAACCAGAACGTCCAGCAGCAGACCTCGATCAACGTCATGGGCTCCGCTGATGCAGACGCCACCGCGCGCGCTGTCGCTTCTCAGCAGAGTCGCGTGAACTTCGACATGGCTCGGAACATGAAGGGGGCAACGCGATGAGCTTCCTGTCTGTCCCCATTTCAATCTTCGCGGTGCGGCCCACCCGCCGGATCGGTGAGATCACGGCGAACGTCGTCATCGACGAGAGCACGAACGACACGCTGACCATCACGAAGCAGCCGGTCCAGCAGGGCGCGTCCATCACCGATCACGCCTACAAGGAGCCGACGGTCTTCAACACGACCATCCTGTTCCGTGACAACCCCGCGAAGTCCCTCTCGAAGATCTACCAGGAGCTTCTTGATCTCCAGGTGTCGCGCGTACCTTTCGATATCGTCACGCCAAAGCGCATATACAGGAGCATGTTGATCGCGACGCTTGCCATGACGACCGACAAGTCCACGGAGAACATCCTAAAGATCACGGCCTCGTTCCAGGAGGTCATCATCGTCCCGGTCACGACAACCACGGTGCCGCGACAGAAGCAGAAGTTCGCGAGCTCCACTTCCAAGACAGAGAACGCCGGCAAGAAGTCCGCTCTCGCGACCGGCTTTGACGCGTTCTCGGGGCTGTTCCGATGAGTCTGTTCAAGATCCCGGTCACCAATACCCCTCAGACCTTCCAGATCTCTCTCGCTGGCAAGGACTATTCCTGTACCTGCAAGTTCAACTCGGCCGACGAGGGAGGCTGGATATTGGGCTTCGCCGACGCGGAGACGGGCCTCTCCATCGTCGAAAACATCCCACTCATCACGGGAGCGAACCTTCTCGATGGACTGGACTACCTGGGCATCAACGGGAAGCTCTACGTGAAGACCGATGGCGACGACTACGCGGTTCCGACCTTCGACAACCTGGGCGTCGAGTCCTTCCTCTACTTCGAGACGGAGGACGTTTGATGGACGGCGCGCAGCAGTTCGGAAGGGCATTCAGCCTCATCGTTTTTGGTACCGACCTCAACGGTCTGGACCTCTCTGAGCTTCGCTGCAAGTTCGTCGTGAAGCGTTCGGACACCATGACCCCGAACGTGGCTGACATCCGGGTCTACAACGTCGAGGAGAAGACCGCCCTCCGGATCCGAAACGAGTTCAAGCGGGTCGTCCTGCAGGCAGGGTACGAGGGGAACTACGGCGTCATCTTCCAGGGCAACATCAAGCAAGTCATCATCGGCCGCGAGAGCGCCACAGACACGTTCATCGACATCGTCGCCGGAGACGGGGACAGGGCCTACAATTTTGCCGTCGTGAACGCCACCGTCGCAGCCGGAGGAACCCAGGCCGACCAGGTCCAGGCCGCGATCGGATCGATGGGAGACAAGGGCGTGACCGCTGGGCACCTTGGCGAGTTCCCTGGCGAGCAGCTTCCCCGAGGGAAGGTCATGTACGGCAACGCAAGGAACTACCTCCGCGACGCAGCCCAGACGACGGACAAGGTCTGGAGCATCCAGGATGAGAAGGTCACGTTCGTTTCGAAGAAGTCGTACCTGCCAGGCGAGCGCGTGGTACTGACATCAAAGACCGGAATGATCGGGACTCCGCAGCAGACCAACGAGGGCGTCAACGTGAAGGCCCTCCTGAACCCGATGCTGAAGATCGGCGGCCGCGTCCAGCTCGACAACGCCTCGATCGAGCGATTGAAGATCAACCTCACCGTCCCAAACTCGGCAGCGAACATCCCAGCGCCTCTCACGGCTGACGGCGTGTACTACCTACTGGTCGTCGAACACCAGGGGGACACGCGCGGAGTGGAGTGGTACTCGAGCATGGTCTGCCTCAACGTGGACGTGACCTCAAACCCAATTAACTCGGTGCAGACGAACTATGGGTAGCAGAGACCAGCTCTACAATGACCCCGAAGAAGCCCTGCGACTGGCCTTTGATGGCCGGCTCTCGACGCTGTGGACGGCCTTCCCAGGCATCGTCACCGCCGTCGATCTCGCGAAGATGACCTGCTCGGTTCAGCCAGCGATCCAGGGAGTTATTGAGGACGAGAACGGGGCGAAGACCTACGTGAACTTGCCTCTGCTGGTTGACGTTCCGATCTGCTTCCCGAAGGCCGGAGGGTTCGTCCTCACGTTCCCAGTCGCTGCCGATGATGAGGTCCTCGTGGTGCTCGCGAGCCGCTGCATCGACGCCTGGTGGCAGTCGGGCGGCATTCAGAAGCCGATGGAGGCGCGCATGCACGACCTCTCGGATGGCTTCGCGATCCCGGGTCCATGCTCTCAACCGAACGTGATCCCGAACATCAGCACGACCGGAGCGCAGCTGCGAAATGAGGCGGGCACGACCTACATCGAGATCGCCGAGGACGGGAAGATCAAGATGAAGGCCCCGGCGGAGATCGGTCTCGAGGCCACGACGGTCAAGGTCACTGGCAATCTTGTTGCAACTGGACAGGTGACGGCTGGAACTCCTGCTGTTAACCTGACAACACACGTTCACACTGGCGTCACGCCAGGTGGAGGATCTTCTGGAGGGCCGGTCGGATGAGATACCGCAAATTGACACCAGACGGCGACTACTCCTTCGGCGCCGGACAGCTTGACTTCTACCGAGACGTGCCGGAGGCCGTGGGCCAGGCCGTGATGACTCGCCTTCTTCTCTGGCTGGGTGAGTGGTTCCTGAACACAGACGAGGGAACGCCCTACATGCTCGGCATCCTCGGGAAGCACTCAAAGGAAGTGGCAGACGTCACCATCCAAGACCGAGTCCAGGCGACCCAGGGACTCGTGGACATCGAGGAGTACGAGAGCACCCTCGGCGCCGAAAACCGCGCTCTCACGGTGGGCATGACGATCAACACCATCTACGGACCGACGCTGGTGCAGGTCGAGAACTATCGAAACTACTAGGGGGCTTTGATGGACTTCAGCGAACTATTTTATATTGATGAGACCGGGTACCACACGTCCGACTACCCCACTGTCCTCTCATGGCTTCAAGACCAGTACCGCGGCATCTACGGCGCTGACATCTACATAGAGCCCGACTCCCAGGACGGTCAGTGGATCGCAATTCAGGCGAAGGCTTTGTACGACGCAGGAATGCTCGGAGCCTCCGTCTACAACTCATTCTCGCCTTCCACAGCGCAGGGCGTAGGCCTCGCTCGGAACGTGAAGATCAACGGCCTCAACAAGCGCGTCGCTACCTACTCGACGGTGGATGTTGAGATCCTCGGCCAGGCTGGGACAGTCATCGGTACCGTCGGGAACCCAGGCGTCGTCATCGATACGCTCGAGCAGAAGTGGAATATCCCCGTAGGGACCACAATCCCTGGGGGAGGCTCCATCACCGTCACCGCGACGGCCCAAGAGCAAGGAGCGATCCAGGCAGCGGCGAACACCGTGAACCGCATCTTTACTCCGACGCGCGGATGGCAGAGCGTCGACAACGCGAACGCCGCGACACCTGGAGTACCCGTCGAGACGGACGCAGAGCTTCGTCAGCGCCAAGCCGTGTCCACTGCGAACCCATCCAACACCGTACTCGAGGGAACCGCAGGAGCCGTCGCGAACCTTCCTGGCGTGACGAGGGTTCGACCGTACGAGAACGACACCGGCTCAACCGACGGCAACGGCATCCCTGCACACAAGATCAGCATTGTTGTCCTCGGCGGCGACGTGACTGAGATCTGCGAGACCATCCTTAGGCACAAGACACCTGGTTGTGGAACCTACGGGGACACTTCGGAGGTCGTGGAAGATCCGAAGGGAATGCCTGTCAACATCGCGTTCGAGAGGCCGACGGCCGTCCCTATCGAGGTGCAAATTGTCATCTCCACGAATGCCGGCTTCACTTCAGACTACGAAGCCTTGATCGCCGAAGCGATCGCGGAAGCCATCAACGTGCTCGGCATCGGGAACGACGTCCTCTACACGAAGCTGTTCATCGCCGCCTACCTTCAAGGGACACCGGCCTTCGGGACATTCGACATCGTCTCCATCGAGATCTCACGCGACGGCGACCCGGTCGCTCCGTCGAACGTGGACATCCTATGGAACGAGTACCCCACCTGCGACCCTCTGACTGACGTGACGGTAGTGACATGAGTTTCACCGTAGAGAGCTACCTAAACCTCATCACATCGGAGCATCGGCAGAAGCCGAAGTTCACATCGATGGTCGCCAGCGGGTGCGGCGCGGCGATCCACATCCAGACCGTCATGGCGTCGATGATCCCGCTGTTCGACGTAGACACCGCAGCCGGAGACCAGCTCGACATCATCGGGCAGTGGGTCGGCATCTCGCGTGACATCCCTATTCCGATCCCAGGCTCGGACGTCTACTTCTCTTGGGACTCTACCGCGGAGAAGGGCTGGGACCTCGGAGTTTGGCAGGACGAGAACCAGCCGACTGAGGTGACGTCGCTCCCTGACGATGTGTACCGGACCTTTGTGAAGGCGAAGATCGCCGCGAACCGCTGGGACGGGTCGCTCCAGAACATGTACGCGGTCTGGGACTCGGTGTTCACGGACATCACGATCTTCGTCCAGGACAACCAGGATATGAGCTACAACATCGGGTTCATGGGGAGACCCGTTGACTCTCTGACTCTCGCTCTCATAGTGCAGGGGTACTTGCCTTTGAAGCCAGAGGGCATCAGGGTGAACATCATCTACTCGCCCGTTGACGATAACAAACTTTTCGCGTGGGATATTGAGACGGACGTACTGGCAGGCTGGGACGACGGATCATGGGCGCGCGAGATCGCTTAAGGAGGAACCTACATGGCTAACAATTTTTTGCCGTTCTGCGGCACTGATACCGGAACTAACCTTCCGACTCAAGGTGACTACGCAGTCGACCCGAACCGTGACATCGGGAACTCTCCCGGAGTCGCGAGTTCAAAACTCAACAACAAGCCGCTTCGGCAGGCGACTTTCGTAGCATCGCAGCTCGCTCAGTTCGTGTCCGACAAGACCGGCGCCGACACTCTCGACGACGGCAACACGACCCGCTTCCTTCAGCAGATAAAGGCCGCGATTCAGCAGCTCGCTCCGAACGTGACAAGGATCACTGGAGGCTCCGGCAACTGGAACATGTGCTACCAGTTCTTCATCGTCGCCGGTAATGCTACAGCTGGAGCTACCTACACGAACAACGGCGTGACCTACACAGTCGTCGAGACGATCGCGGCAGGAACAATCCTTAAGGCAAGCGGGAACGGGGACCCTACCGTTTCCGGAACGCTGACAAAGGCATCCGGCACCGGAGACGCGACCATCACGTTCTACGCTCGTCGCAAGCCACTATATCTCGAGATCGAGGCAGTCGGCGGTGGCGCCGGCGGATCTTCCGGTACAGGCGGTTCAGGACCAGCAAACGGCTCAGCCGGCGGGAACACGACTTTCGGAACTTTGATTACTTGTAACGGCGGTCCTGGAACAAGCTCTCATAACACGAACGTCAACGGCGGCACTGCGACAGCTGGAGCAGGTCTGACCGTCATACAAACGATCGACGGCCCTCCAGGTCAGTCAGGCGGTACTAGTAGCGGTATGGGCGGCCAAGGCGGTAGCACTCCTTATGGCGGTGCAGGCGGCGGCGGTTACGCCGGTACTCAAAGTGCAAAATCTGCGCTTCCTAATACCGGCGCGGGCGGCGGCGGCGGCGGGGGGGCTGCAGGGAACTCCGGAGCCGGCGGCTCTGCCGGCGGTTATCTCCGAGGCATAGTTGGAAGTCCTGCATCGACGTACGCTTATGCAGTCGGCGCAGCTGGAGCCGCAGGCACAAACGGAGTCGGTAACGGCGGCACGGGCGGTTCAGGCGTGATTGTCGTTAAGGAACATTATCAGTAAAAAAACGGAAGGACTCCTCATGGACGGGAACGTCACGATTGCCTTGGTCGTCATCTGCTTCTCGGTGGCGGCCGTGGCTGTGAGCATAACCATCTACTTCAACAACAAGTTCCAGTCTAAGTCAGACGCCGACAAGGTGGAGACCGACCTGAAGGCCTGGATACGCAAGGTTGAGACCGACGTGTCAAAGGTCCAGTCCAGCCTTGAAAGGATCGCTGAAAACGTGTCTTATATTAGAGGCAGGATTGAACCAAAAACATCCCAAGGAGGGACAAATGAAACGAATCTTTAGCATCTCGATCTTCGCCATGTTCATGGCGGTCATGTTCACAGGAGTCTTCGCTCTCGCCCAGGCGGTCGGTGACTTCCCTCCCCCGACTTCGACCCAAGATGTGATCGCGTCGCTCGGCGCTCTGATCGGTGGCGCGAAGGGCGCGACGACCCTCGTGATCGTCGGCCTCGTCGGCCAGTTCCTCGCTGCGTTCGTGTTGAGCCCTCTCTGGGACAGTCTGAAGCTAGACGTCAAGTACAAGTTCTTGGTCTTCGCGATCGCGAACTTGGTCGGTGCCGTCGTTCCTCTGATGATCCAGGGCCAGAGCTTCATCGAGGCCATCTCGGGTGGCGCCGTTCTCTTGCTGGTCGTCCAGTACGGGCATAGGATCTACGAGCTGTTCTTCGAGAGCAAGGAAGCCTAACCGTGGCCTTCTGGACGTTCCTCGGCGCGCTGTTCACGAACCGATCCAAGGATCTGTTCCTCGCGCGCCTGGGGACGTCTCTGCTCCTCTCAAAGTTCGGTATCGCCGGCCCCTGGGCTGACTTCATCGGGCTACCCATCCGCGCCGTCATCGGCATCCTCATCGACGAGGGCATCTACGTCATCGACGTGACCCTTGACTCAATCAAAGCGGCGATGAGCATCGACGAGTTCAAGGACCGAGCGAAGGCCGAGTATGACAAAGCCAAACGAAAGGACTTGACCGATGCTGAGAAGCAAAAAATCCGCCAAGAATATCTTGACACTCTTGATCGCTTCACTCGTTTGCGGGTGCAGCACGATGCCAATCCCTAACGTAGAGTTCATCCGGGTTATACCTTTTGACCCTCCCGAAGCCGCGTCGGTGGAGCTCGTTTCACGCAAGAAGCGACTCTACACCCCTGCAGAGACCGAAGAACTGGTCCCGTACCTGACATGCCTGCGCCCCGAGGGGGTCCAGGAGATCATCAAGAACGGGAAGAAGCAGTGCCGCAAGGACTCGAACTGCGAGTACAAGCTGGACACTGTCCGCGACACAATCGAAGCCCTCGACAAGATCGCCGAGGGCGTCATCAACCCATAACGTAGGAGAACCCTATGAAGATCGCATCTACACCCGTGAAGGGACAAACTGGCGCCGACGTGAAGGCGCTCCAAGCCGCTTTGAAGGGCAAAGGCTTCGACCCTGGCTCCATCGACGGCATCTTCGGATCAAAGACAGAGAAGGCCGTGTCGAAGTTCCAGAAGTCAATCGGCCTCCCCGGGAGCGGGGTCATCGGGCCGAAGACTTTGGCTGGTCTCGGACTTGAGATCGGCGACGTCGTCCAGCCGGGAGCTCCCATCACCACGGGAATGGACCCGGACGAGGGGACGCAGCCTTGGTATCGCCGAATGTGGGCCGCGATCGCGTTCGATCCAGGCTTTGAGGAGCGTGTGGCGAACAGCGCGCGCGTCGTCCTGAAAGGGAAGGAGCGCTACGCCGCCGTCGCGCAGAAGGTGTTCAAGGACTGCTTCATGACCGACAACAACGGTGTCAAACACGCCGTCATCGGGTCCGACCTCTGGTGGGTGATCGGTCTAATTCACATGAAGGAGGCGTCTTGTAACTTCGCAGGAGTCCTCCACAACGGCGAGAAGATCATCGGGACAGGCAAGAAGACGAGCATCGTGCCAATCGGCCGAGGACCCTTCGCGACATGGGAAGAAGCCGCGGTGGACGCCCTCAACGGCGAGTCTCTTGGGAAGCTGAAGGACTTCGAGATCGGCGAGCTGTTCCGCGCGATCGAGCGATACAACGGGACTGGATACATCACGGGAGCGGGCAAGACCGAGAACTCCCCGTACCTCTGGGCCCTGTCGAACATCAATGACGACAAGGGCAAGTACGTGTCCGACGGCAAGTGGGACCCGAACGCGAGCACCCAGTCCGCGGCTGGCTTCGCAACCATGCTCAAGTGGCTCGTTGACAACGCCGGAGTCGTCGTCGTCTCGAAGGCCGCTGCTGTGGCTGTTCAGCCCAAGCCAGAGGCCCCCAAGTCAGGATCAAAGCTCACGCGCCAGATGGTCGCGGACAAAATTATTGAGGTCATCAACAGAGACATCGCTGCGAAACTACGCGAGACACATGGGAAGAACCGCTCCCCGAGGATCGACTCGTTCAACAAGCGAGCAGGAGTCTACATGGGAGCGCCCTACTGCGCGAGCGCCGGCACCTGCGCGATCGCAGATGCCGTGGCGGAGCTCTCCGAGATCCTGGGCTTGAAGCTCAAGAACCCGGTCCGCATCACGGCCGCGAGCCAGGACATGAGACGGACGTCGTACGTCCCTGCGAAATACATCCGCAAGGAAGGATCTCTAGGGAAGAAGGGCGACGTGGGGGTCCTGCAGGTCAACGGAGACCCAGCGCACGGGCACTACACAACGCTCTCAAAGGACCAGGAGAGTCAGCCGAGCTTCGACACGGTCGAGTACAACACTGACAGCGGCGGAAGCCGCGATGGGGATGGGGCCTATGCTAGGGTCCGCTCCACGGTAGACGGGTCGCGTGCGAACTCGGGCAAGCTGTTCATTTGTTTCACTGACGTTCCGCAATGGATCGTCGACGCGAACGCCTAGACCAGGCGCTCGTTCCAGATGCGGCCGTTCAGATCGAACGTCCAGCCGTGGGTCTTGAAGAAGACATAGATCTTGGGGTAGCGGGAGGCCATAGCCTCCCACCCCTTCTTGTGCTGTTCGGTGTGATGCGTGCGACAGAGGGGCATGACGTTCCAGTCGACGTCAGGTCCACCTGCCCCGCGCGATCGGACGTGGCACGGGTCCGAGGGATGGGTCCCGCAAGCGAGGCACCCCTTCGTGTGGTACGTGTTCAAAAGGTCCCGGTCCTCCAGGCGAGTCTTCTTCGCCATCAGATCCAGACCTCCACGATGCACGGGTCATCCTGCTGGTAGCGTCCGATGTTGACGAGGCCCTGGCTGTGGAAGCGGTCACGAAGCTCCTCCACCGTCCCCCTGATGAGTTGAGAGGTGCTTCCTTGGGCGGACGAGTGCATCCTGGCCACGTGCTCCCCAGGGTAGTCCGACGTGTTCCAGTAGATCACCCACATCTGAAGATCGGTCTTCATCATGCGCTCGCCTGGGGCCCCGTATATCGTCGTGAACAGGTCAGCCAGATGCCCTGCCTCCGCTGCGTTCCCGGCCTGCTCCGCTCGCAGCATCGCGGCCTGGAACTTCTGGGCGGCGTAGTCCTTGATGTGCGCTCCTAGGTGGGCGACGAGGCCGTCAACTCCCTTCCCGTTGTAGGTCCCCAAGGCGACCGAGATCGCGGTCCTCATGTCCGTAGGCGTGCCCTTCATCTGTTGGTCAAAGCTCATTTCGTTCTCCTTTGTTGGTGCTGTGCAATCGGTCATGCCCTTCATCACTGGACTCCCGCGAACACGACCGAGCCGCAGTCGAGGTTGCCGTTGATGGCCTGGCAATTCAAGGTGCCCGGCGTCCCGTGGTCGAAGACATCTTGAACATCCTGGGCCGCGAGCACGTTTAGAAGCTGGTTCGTGACGAGGATCGGCGAGTCCATGTAGTCATCGGAGCAGCCGCCGTGGCACGTCTGCGGGTTCCCGTTCGAGGTGGAGATCCCGAAGTAGTTGTAGGTCAATGGGCCGTATTGGAAGTTGTTCGAGACCCACTGGAGGGTCTTGAGTCCGTCGCTCCAGCAGAAGGACGCGCCCTGGATCTCGGCGCAGTAGCCCGTCGCAGTATAAGTCTTGTTGGGCCAGCCGTTAACTGGAGCTTCCGTTCTTGAGAGCCTGTAGTAGGTCACGCTGAACGTGTTCGGTCCAGGAGTAAGGCCGGGGCTTGGGTCCGCCGGCGGCGCGATCTCATTGACGGGAGCGGACTTGGCCGACCCACCGCCGCCGCCTTCGACGCATCCGACGTTGCACATTGAGAAGGCAACCAGGATGATGGCGATCAAAATCATGTTCTTCATATCGTTCTCCTTTGTTTTGTAGCTTCAAACTTCAGCCAGCGCTTGAGGAGCCGGTGGCCGTTGGTCCCGCCGAACACCCCATCGGGTCGGAGCTCGTGCTCCCAGATGACGGCGTAGGCGATCCCGTTCTCTCGGGCGTACCGGACCTTCCTCCGATCTCGCGCCCTGTTCTTCTTCAGCTTCTCGCGCCAGAACTCGGACATCTGGCGCATCCTTGACGTCCTCGCGTGCCAGTGGTGACCGTGGACATCGACCAGGACCCCGTGGGTCTTGAAGTCGCAGCACCATCGGTCGCCAGGCCCCCACTTCACTTGCAGGGCGTGGCGCGATCGCGAGCGGACAAGCATCATGCGCAGGACCCGCTCGGCCCTCGTTCCTGCGGAGGGTCCGATCCGAGCCATGTCCAGGCTCACGATGCGCGTTTGTTTGGGTTGTTCTTGGCGCGCCACTGATACCAGTTCGCGTAGTACTTCGCCTGCTCCAGGAGCTTGCCCTCGAACTTGCCCGACTTGATACCCTTCTTGAGGGTGCGGACGCGCTCGCGGCAGACCTTCGGGGTCAGCTTCTCAACTTCAGTCAAGCCCAATTTTGTGATGAAGGACTTCTTCTTTTGTGCCATGTGCTACCTACCTTTGTTTGACGAGTGATTTCGTCTATGTCTTAATAATGACACAAGACACCGAGGAAATCTGCTGTTTTCTTGGGCTTGTGCAATAATGACACGCTAACAAAGACAAGTAAAATCAGGCAGTTACAACGAAAGGGTAAAGGATGTCCAAAGCCAAGACGGTCAAGATCAATTGCACGGGGGCCGGGACCCTCAATATCGACCAATTGAACCCCCTCCAGGGAGCCCTCAAGATCCTAACGGACGACAACTACGCCAAGTTCCGGGCCGAGATCGAGAAGGACGGTTTCATCGAGCCCGTGTCCGTCTGGGAGGACCCGAAGTCCGCGAAGATCTTCATCATGAACGGGCACCAGAGAGTCGACGGACTCAAGCGGATGCGCGAGGAGGGGTGGAAGATCCCCCAGATCCCAGTCAACATGATCGAGGCGAAGGACATGAAGGAGGCCAAGCGGAAGCTCCTGGCGCTCGCTTCCCAGTACGGCATCGTCAGCCCCCAGGGACTCTATGACTTCGCGGTCGAGGCAGGCGTCACGCGCGAGGAGATCGCGACCCTCTACAACTTCCCCGACTTCGACCCGGACCGCTTCCTCAAGGAGTACTTCCCGGATGGACCGAAGGCCGTCCCCCAGGTGGAGGTCCCGCAACCTTCGCCGGTGATGACGGTCGTCGGGGACACGGCCGCACCGATCCAAGCTCCGCCTCCTCCGCCAGCTCAAAAGTCCGAGAAGCGCGGCCCGTCCGAGAAGACCGGGGAGATCAGCGCCGCGGAGTTCGAGCACTTCGACCACGTATGCCCTCGATGCAGGTTTGAGTTCAATGACCCGAAATAAGCTGCCCCCACTCATCACTGGGCCCTGGACGCTGAAGCAGCTCCACACTGGCCAGGTCGGCCAGCCACGGCACGGCCTGAAGGTTCTCTCGACGTTCTCATGCGGCGGGGGCTCGTCAATGGGCTACAAGCTCGCCGGGTTCGACGTCGTCGGCTGCGTCGAGATCGATCCGAAGATGCTCGATATGTACCGCGACAACCTCGCGCCCAAGCACCCGTTCCTCATGCCGATCCAAGAGTTCAATAAGATCCCGACTGAAACGCTTCCCAGTGACGTCAGGGAGATCGACGTGCTCGACGGCTCTCCTCCGTGCTCGGTCTTCTCGATGGCCGGGAAGCGTGAGGAGGACTGGGGCAAGGAGCGCCACTTCAAGGAAGGTCAGGCGGTCCAGGTCCTAGATGACCTGTTCTTCCACTTCATCGCGACGGCCGAGAAGCTGCGTCCGAAGGTCGTCATCGCTGAGAACGTCAAGGGGATGCTGCTCGGGAACGCGCGCGGGTACGTGAAGGAGATCTTCGCCGGCTTCAAGAAGGCCGGGTACAGGCCGCGTCTGTTCCTGCTCAACTCTCGCGAGATGGGAGTACCCCAGAGCCGATCGCGTGTGTTCTTCATCTGTGAGAGGGAGGACATCCCTGACTTGAAGCTCGACATGACCTTCAGGGAGCCCGAGATCACCGTTCGACAGGCCTGGGCAGGACTCCCCGAGGACGTGGAAGGTTTGGACGTGAAGGGCAAGAAGTTCGTGCGATGGTGGCATAAGACGGTGCCGGGCCACTCCCTCGGTCAGGCGACGCGTCTGAACGACTCAGAGACCTGTTTCACGAACTACAGGCTCTCATGGAACGCGCCGTCACCGACCCTCGTTTCATCTTCGGTCTACCTCCACCCGTCCGTCTGCCGCCGCCTATCGGCGCTGGAGACGACGCGGCTGCAGAGCTTCCCAGATGACTATAGGTTCCCAGGGAAGACCGCCGGGTACTTCTGCGGGATGAGCGTGCCCCCACTGATGATGCAGAGGATTGCTGCTCGCGTAGCAGGCAGTCTGCTTGAACTGTGGGCAAACTAAAGCGCGGCGTTGCAAGAAGTTTTAATTTTCAGTGTACATGCCGCGAAAAATTCGCCCTAATTTCAATAGTCACGAAAATGAGACTTTTGTCTGGACATCCAAAACGAGGTGTCCTGCCCCGCTCTCTGGCCCTAGGCCGTGGGAGTAGAGGGCGCGTTTGCGTGCGCGCAACGAGGGTGACAGCATTAGTGTTTCAACGGGGGGACAGCTATGGTTAGCGTCGAACAGGTCCGCAAGGCTGCGGACATCCTTCGCCAGCAGAATGGCGGGGGACCAATTCTAGGTTTTTCTTTTGACAATGGCGCCGAGGGCGTCACCGTGGACTACGATGAGTCCAGGGACATCGCGCACATCTGCCTTGAGGCATTCGTGGAAGCGATCAATCAGGCGGCTGAAGGGGAGGCCCCTCCGAAGCGCTTGCTGTCGGTCGTTCGCGAGGGCTGATCTGCGTGGCCCGTCTTAACGTCGATGACACATTCTGGGTCCAAGTGGGCCGCGTAGAGCGCGGGATGCTGACCTACGACCAAGTCGTGGGGAACGCCCTGCGCCTCCTCCGCTTTGGGCAGGAGCAGTACAAGAACGGCAACCTCATCAGCCATGACCAATGGAAGATGGAGGGCTTCTTCGACTGCCTCGTGCCCGTCTTCGCCGAGCGTCTTGATGAAGGATATTTGATCCACGGGTCCGACGAGAAGTTCGGATGGCTTCGCCAGAAGGTCGAGGCAGGCAGGAACGGTGGCAAAAAATCAGGCGAGGCGCGTCGTAGTGAAATCAATACCTTAGACGAAGCGGCTGGAAGCGGCGTGAAGCGGCTCGAACCCTCATACTCTTCCTCTCCCTCTTCTTCTCAAGGTTCTAAAGAACCTTTATTGAATACAGCAGGTGACAAGGAGCAGCTGGAGCTTGAGACCAACCCGCTCCAATGGCTGATCGATCTCTGGAACTCGAACCGTGGGCCGATGCCGGAACTCAAGAAGATCACCAAGGGGACCGCCCGCTTCAAGCACGTCATGGCCCGTTTGAAGGACCACCCAGATCCCGAGACTTGGCTGGACGTATTCACGCGGATGGAGCAATCCGACTTCGTGTCCGGCCGATCGGGAGCCTGGAACGGTGGGGGCTTCGACTGGGTCATGGAGTCGGCCTCAAACGTGGAGAAGGTCCTGGCGGGGAACTACAACCCACGTCCGAAGGAGGAGAAGAAGGACACGTGGCTTGAGAGGGCCGAGCTCGTGAAGAAGTCCCTGAACAAGGTCAGCGCCTACTCGAACGACGGCGGCGCCCAGCTCAAGGCCCTCCTCGGAGAGGACCTGTTCAAGATCACCATCAAAGTGAAAGGAGGAACCCATGCGATACGCATGATGCGAGACAACGAATACACGAACCGAAACATCGCCGCGCTGCTTAAAGAGAGCTACGCGGAACTCAAACAACAAGGAGTACTTAAGTGAACATCGTATCTCTCAAGATCAAGAATTTTTTGTCGCTCGTCGACGTCGAGATCAAGCCGGGGAAGATCACCCAAATTGTGGGTGACAACGGCCAAGGCAAGACGAGCATTTTAAAAGCCCTGGACTTCGCTGTCCAAGGTTCCAATGACCCATCGCTGGTCAGGCTCGGGGAGGACTCGGCGGAGGTCCTTGTCGAGTTGTCGGACAACACCCTCATCCGCCGCCGCTTAAACTCGCAGGGTCGGCAGAGCGTAGACGTGACGCGCGACGGGATGAAGGCGACTTCTCCCCAGGCGCTTCTCGGCGCTCTGTTCGACCAGAGTTCCTTCAACCCGTTGGAACTGCTGGATGCGAAGAAGCGGCACGACGCCATCATGAAGTCCATCGAGATCAAGCTCACGGCGGCGGAACTCGCTGGCATGATCGGGGTCGAGGAGAAGGACCTTCCGCCCCTGGACTACGAGCAGCACGGGCTGAAGGTCCTTGAGCAATGCCACAAGTACTTCTACGGCCGCCGAGCGGAAGCGAACCGGGACGCCGAGGAGAAGAAGAAGCGCTGGCAGACCTACGCCGCGGACTTCAAGGGCGCGGACACTCCACGCTTCACGAGAGCGGACATCAACGCCGCCCGTGAGAACGCGAAGAACATCATCGCCACCTGCCAGGCAGCGATCGACAGAATCAAGGCCGCCCACGAACGGAACTCGAAGGCGATGGAGAAGGTCGAGAGGTACGAGGGCGAGCGCGCCAGGATCTCCGATGCCGTGAAGGTCCTGGAGAAGAAGCGAGACGCGATCGACTCAGAGACCGAGAAGGAGGAGATGGAGATCAAGCGTGAGTTTGATCGCAAGGTGCAGGCTCTCTGGAAGGCGTCCAATGAGAAGAAGGCGATGCTGGAGCGCGAGATCTCCGCGGAGACGGCGCGCCTAGAGTCATCGGCGAAGTTCATCAAGGAGGCCCGATCGGAGGTCATCGAAGCGATGGAGGACGACACCCCCCATGCGAATGACATGGCCCAGGCTCGCTTGGAGCTCGCAAACCTGGAGGCCGACGAGCGCATGATCGAGGCGTTCGAGGCGACCCAGCGGAACCGCGAGATGATCGCGGGGATGGAGCGGGAGTTCCAGACCGCCGAGGCGTTCGCCGAAGCACTGGACAAGAGAGTCACGGCCCTCGCTGGCCGCGTGAAGAAGGACGTCATGGCTTCTGCCGAGATGCCGATCAAAGGCCTGGAGTACACTGACGGCCAGTTCTTGGTTGACGGTGTGTCGGTTGACAACCTCTCTACTGCGGCCGCGATGAAGCTCTCGGTGGCGGTGGCCCGCAAGCTCGCGAAGAAGGCGAAGGTCATTTGCATCGACGGTGCAGAGGCTCTGGACGCGAAGACTTGGCAGGCCTTCAAGAAGGAGATCAAGGACGACGGCTTCACGTACTTCATCACGAAGGTGGGGACGCCTCACGTCGATGACGGCGTGGTGTTGCCGATGGAGAACGGGCAGGTGGTCCAGTGAGCAACTACCCTGATGACGTCAGCCCGAACGACCCGCGCGCGCCGTGGAACCAGAAGGACCCCGTCATGACCGAGTGCGATGACTGCGGCGGGACCGGGTTCAACGGCCACGACTGCGGCGAGGACACCTGCTGCTGTCTGAACCCGGAGGAGAACGTCGAGTGCGATCGCTGCGACGGGGAAGGCGAAGTCGAGGTCGAAGATGACGAAGCGTGAGATCCATTGCTGCGGCTGCTCGAAGAAGGTCGAGGCCAGACTCACGAACGGTGCGGAGATCTACCCGCATCGTCGTGACCTAGCTGGGCTTCCGTTCTGGAGATGCGACACCTGCCGAAACTACGTCGGGTGCCATCACAAGACGCAGGACCGGACTAGGCCACTCGGGAACATACCGACGCCGGAGCTTCGGAACGCGCGTCAGCACATTCACGCCATCCTTGATCCGCTCTGGAAGTCGCGCGCGATCTCGCGCTCGGAGGCCTACGCTTGGCTAACGGTGCGCATCGGGTGGAAGTACCACACCGCGAACATCAAAACAGTCGACGAGGCACGCGCCATCTATAGGCACGTCGTCGATCTCAAGAACGAAACTTCAACCAACAAAGGAGCATAGTTATGCAAGAGACAATCGAAATGAAGAAGCTGGAGCCGAAGGACCTCTACGTGGGCGAGGACTTCGTCCCGCATTGGGCGCCGGAACTCCAGGCCGATGGCTACCACGCCGACAAGAGCGCCGTCGGATCTTCCAGCCTGGTTCTGATGCTGAAGTCACCGAAGGCGTTCTACCAGGGCCACTTCCTGGGCAAGAAGAAAGAGGAGACTAACGACATGCGTTTGGGCCGCATCATCCACATGGCTTTGCTGGAGGGTGAGAAGTTCCGCTCCAAGTACCGCATTGAGCCGGTCTTCGAGGGCTACACGCAGAAGGGCGAGAAGACCACGAACCCGAACGCGAAGGAGGTCAAGGAGAAGAAGGCCGCCTGGTACGCGGATCTCCCGCCGGGGACCGTCGTCGTCACCGAGGAGGAGCTTGAGCAGATCACGGGGATGATCGAGTCAGTCGGGGAGCACGAGCAGGGTCGCCACGTCTTCACGGGCGGCATTCCGGAGCGCGCCGGCTTCTATCGGGACCCGCGCACTGGCATCAAGATGAAGATCATGCCGGACTTCCTCGGCTCCGACCTGTTCATGGTGACGGACTTCAAGACCGCCGTGAGCTGTGAGCAGAGGACCTTCGGCTCCAAGGCGTTCGGAGATCTCCGATATGACCTCCGGATCTGGATGTACGCATACGGCGTCTCAATCATCGAGAAGAAGCCGATGCCGGAGAACCTGTTCTTCATGGTCACCGAGAAGGTTTGGCCGTACGAGAGTGCGGTGTTCTTCATGACCGACGAGCAGAAGAACCAGGCGATGTACGACTACAACAAGGCGATGGACCGTCTCAAGGCTTGCATCGACTCAGGGAAGTGGCCGATGCGCCAGACCAAGATGGAGCCGCTGTGGACGCCGAAGAAGTTCATCGACGCCGACGTGCACGAGCACGAGAAGGAGCTTGAAGATGCAGCAGTCTGAAGTCGTTGACGTCTTGGAGCCGATCGAGCCCCAGGGCCAAGAAGAAGCGAAGGAGGAGGCTCCGGCCTCCGAGCCCTCCAAGGAACAGAAGTCGTCGGGCCTCATCTCGGTTGACCAGGAGAAGCAGATCATCGTCGCGCGTGACAATGCCGAGCTTTGGCGTATGGTCCAGCTGTTCATGAAGGGCACCGCCTTCCCGAAGACCATCAACACGCCGGAGAAGGCGATCGCGGCTTGGCAGGTCGCGGCCTCCCTCGGACTTCCTCCGATGGTCACGATGCAGAATCTCGCCTTCATCCACGGGTCGGTCTCGATGTGGGGACAGCTCCCGAAGGCTCTCGCGGAGCGCACCGGGCAGCTCCAAGAGTTCAAGCTGATCCTGTTCGACTCCGAGCAGAAGGTGATCTCCCTTGAGAACAAGAACCTCCAGGCGGACGTCTGGGGAGCGGTCGTTCAGATGCGGAGATCCAAGCGGTCGATGAACGAGTACTCCTTCACTGAGCCGGAGGCAAAGAAGGCCGGCCTCCTTACGAAGGACGGTCCTTGGCAGCAGTACCGCAAGATCATGTACGCTCGGCGGGCGATGGGCCACGCGACGAAGTTCGAGTTCCCGGATGCCTTGATGGGCGTGCCGGTCGCGGAGTACGACTTCCATGAAGCGCCGGATCTAAAGGACGTGACACCGTCTCAGAACCGTGATGCGATTGCTGAGAAGCTGGCGAAACGCGCAGCAGAACAAAACCCAAAGGAGGGGACAAATGGCTAAGAGTTCCACGTGGAACAATATCCACAAGAAGAAGGGCTTCAAGAAGTCCTACGGCAGCTACGAGACCCGAAACGGAGACCGTCAGTTCAACCTCACGCCCGTCAACGGCGGCAAGATCCGGGAGTACTCAAGCCCGGAGGCCGCGAAGCGTGACGGATGGGTGAAGTCATGAAGAAGTCGGCTCTCCCGAAGCCGAGGTACGGTCTGGGCGAGCTCGTCGTCTTCACGGTGCCGAGCGAGGGGAATTACCCTCCTCGGCGTGACGTTGGCAAGATCGACGCGGTCGAGATCCGCATCACGAACTCCGGGCACCAGATACGCTACGGGTTCGAGAACAAGGACGAGACCTACGACGAGTCAGCCATCAGCAGAAGGGCCATCGCGTGTCCGACGAACTGATGCCTGACGGGAAGTTCAAGGGGACGCCGCTCCGCGGAGTTCCCCCTGGCTACCTTCGCCGTCTCGCTAACTCAAGGCACCAGATGTCCCATGCGGCGCGGGAAGAGATGCGCCGCCGGGGGATGACCATCTACGGTCTTGAGGTCACGGCCCACGCGGTAGACCGGGCCTCGCTGCGGCTCCCTAAGCACTTCCTGGATACTCGGAAGCGCGAGGAGGGGTTGCACGCTTGGCTCGGTCGCATGGCGGAGGAGGCCCTTTCGACGGCCCAGAAGCAACCGGGCAAGGTCAACATCAGGGTGCAGCACCACGGCATCGTCTGGGTCTTTGATTTGAGATACGAGATCCCGGTTCTAATGTCCGTGTGGCTCCCCACTGAAACAATCGGAGGTACAGGTGAAGAAGGTTAAAATGTTCCGCGTCAAGATGGGTTCGGCAGGCCAGCTACCGAAGGGGTTCCCTGAGGGTATGTTGACTGGGTTGACCAAGAGCGAGTACGAGAGCTTGACCAAGAACAAGCTCCTCAAGGAATGCTTCGAGGAAGTCCAGTTGGTGGCCGAATATCCGCCCACGGAAGAAGCACCCTTGCAGTCTCCGTCGACGTAGAGCACAATGATTCTACGGTCAGAGCGGGGGTTGAAGTTGACTCGCAAGTCAGATTGGGCGCGTACCTCGTCCACCTGGGCCTCCGCTCTGCTCCGTCCTTCGGGAGGGAACCGTGGACAACATGGCAGTCATTCACGCGCTCTGGATCGGAGAGGCCAAGCCTGACCGGGCTAGCGCCATCATCCAACGCGTCATCGGCGCGAACTACTCCCACAACGCATTCATCTTCGAGAAGACTGGGCTCCTCTGGGAGGCCACCTTCGACGACAACGAGAAGAACTGTGGCGTGATCTCGCGTCCTCCGCGGCTCGCTCTCCAGGGTTGCATCATCCGGGCACGCAAGCGCATTCAGCTCTCCATCACGAACGACGCCTTCGAGGAGTGGCTGGACCAGGAACGTCTCAAGGGATACAGCCAGGGTCAGAACATCGGAGCCATCTGGACGTGGTGGCAGTCTATCTACTCGAACGGCGAGGACAAACGAAACTGCTCCGAACTCCTTGCGGCAGCCTGCCAGTGGAGCCCCTACAAGTTCCCCCGGAACAAGGACTACGTGAAGCCAACAGACACCTTCCGCGTCATCAAGCCTGACGTCGTGAACGAGGTCATTGACTCATCCTGGACATTCCGCCCATAGTCTCTATTATGAGACAACTGGGAGGTGCAGGATGGCTCGCCGCAAGCTGTTCAACACGTGCAAAAGATGCAACCGTGCCTTGACTGACGTCGAGAGCCGCAAGATCGGCTACGGCCCGAAGTGCCTCCTGAAAACCGGCGCCGTCATGGCGCGACAACTAGAGGAGGCGGGTCAGATGCGTCTGCCCGGGATGTGATGAAGTACGGAGTCAACAACGTGATCGGTGGCTTTGGCCGACCGATGTCAGCAGAGGAAGCGCTCCCTTATGCGCTCGCGAGAACCCACATTGAGCATCAGACCCTTCGTGGCATCCTGGCCGGCAAGGGCCCGTTCAAGCGCGCCATCGAGATGGGCTGCGGATACGGGCGAAACCTTCCCGTGCTCGGGGAGTTCGCCGACCGGGTCGTGGGCATAGAGAGAGACGACGAACTCCACGCGATCGCG